TTTACATGAGTTTCTGTTAATATTTTTTCTTTTGCTTTTTCTGACATCTTTTTTTTAGTTTCTTCAGAGAATATAACTTTATCACCACCACTTGTAGCATTATATCCGTTTTCACTTTTAAATGTATTGTAGTGTTGTATCCAGTACTCTTCTCTTTCATTTAATAAATTTTCATCACATTCATCTATTTCCTGAATACTGAATCTATGATTTCCATATTTTCTCAATGCACGGTGTAATGGTTTATTGCTCATTTTTAGTGCTTCTCTTATATGCTGTTGCCACCTTTTGTTCATTCCCTGAGTTGTTTGTCCGACATATTTGTGCCCGTTGTCTTTGTTTGTAATAAGATAGATGATTCCTCTAGTCATTTTTATAATACGCAATATATTTTATTTATGATACACAATGATTAAAATATGCTAAACAATACTAGATTTTATGGAAATGTTGTTTTATGATACAATTTTCAAATATAGGATTAAATTATTGTATGTTTTTGATAACATTCTCAATAATAAGAATAATTGAGAATCATTTAGAGTAATTGTTGAGAATGCTTATGAATGTGTCTGAGTCTTGTGACCTTTGCCTGCTTACCATAAGACGCACAGTTTTTCAAGCCCCAGGACACCAAAAAAACTGGCACAAGGCGTCGAGACACTCATATAATGTTAGCGTTATATAACATTTTCATATCATAAGACCTATATATTCTTATGTGAATCTCGACGAGACTGGCACATGTGCTTGAATCTAGTCGAGATTTATGCTATAATACACACAGTTATCTCGACGAGTTATGTACGACGACTACGATCTCGACTATACATATAGCAACGATTATGCAGGTCTCGACGAGGATACGTATGCCGAACTAGGCACATCAGATCTCGACGAGGATTATGCACGAGATGGGCAAGATTATCAAGATCTTGCATATCGACACTATGCATGATAGAATCTAGTACACATTACATCGAGTTCTTATGCTAATGCAGAAACGCAGAGTCATTGTTACTCTAGATATAGATTGCTATGATGATCTAGATGTACATGATATAGACTGGAAAGACCTTCTGCAATTGGAGGGTGACGAGAATGTACATGTAAGCACAAAGGAGTTTGATCCGTTTTGAAATTCTTCATTGATGAGAACTGGGTTTATTTTTATAAGAACGCAGCACTATATAAGAGCCCTGTGGACTCCTATGGGTTCTTTAATACAGAGCATGGTGTACCTGTCGATTTTTGTCAAGAGGCAAAAGATTATGGGAGGGCACCACAATTGGAAAGACTGAGGAGTCTCCTTATGCCAAAACCCGAACTGTCCGATGAGGTGGCACAGACCCTGGTGTTCTGATGTACATTGACCTTGTTCAACACCTGAACCACTCATGACCATCTACACAGACAACGGTTTCGCCAATCGCACTGAGTACCTGAACGAACTCCGTGAGGAGTACGGTGACCTTGTGGACATCCTCATCGGTGTGCTACCATCGTCAGAGGACTTCGACGGTCTTGTAATCGCTCTGGAAGACGCTCTGGAGTCTGGAGAGTACGCAGACCTCCTGTGACACTCTGAGAACTGTCCACGGGGCACACAGACACCTCTCTGAGTGCCCTATAATTCCTTCAGTCACCAAAACACCATGGCAACTCGCTCACGCATCGGTATCGAACTTCCTGATCATTCTGTGGTTAGTGTCTACTGCCACTGGGATGGTTATCCTGAAGGCAATGGCAAGACCTTGGTTCAACACTATCTGAACCGTGAAGATGTACAAGAACTCATCGACGGTGGTTCAATGTCACATCTTCGAACTCGTGGCGAATGGAACTCCAAGGCACTCAGAGATGAGAAAGGGGAATGGATCTGTGATGCCGCAGGTTATCTGAAGTATGAGAATGATCGTGAACCTCAACCACTGTATCATACAGAACGTGGTGAAGAACTCAACATCATGCACTCTAGTTTCGACGAGTTTGTATCGGGAAATCTTGGTGGAGAAGAGTACGCTTATCTGTACAATCTCGACGATAACTGGAAGTGCTATAAGATTAACTATAAGGCACCTGTAGAACTCGTCGAGATTCCTAACTATGTGACAGCATAAGTATTGTCACAAGGGTCTTGACAATCTAGTCGAGACCCACCTATGCTGGTTTAGCAATCTGGTGAATGCACCCGACTCATAATCGGATATAGGCGAGTTCAATCCTCGCAACCAGCACTTGACAATCTAAGCAAGACCTGCTATGATTGTCACATACCACGGGGCGGTGGTGGAATCGGTAGACACACCAGACTTAAAATCTGTTGGGCTTATGCCCGTGGGGGTTCAAGTCCCCCTCGCCCTACTGGCACACTGTGTGCCTATTATCCTACAAGATCCAAAACAACATCATGCGTAACTTCAAGATCAACAGCACTGCCATCTCTGACCTGAGCGTGGACGGTGATCAGGTGAGCATCCAGTTCACCAGCAGCGACAAGCAGTACACCTTCCGTGCTGCCGATCCTAACACCTTTGTTGCAGACCTGGAGCAAGTGATCTCTGATCCTGAGGGTTCGGTGGGTTCCTACATCCACCGCGCCCGCAAGAGCGAGCAGCTTGTGGAAGTCTGATAACTGGCACAATGGGGGGTGGCAACACCCCTTTTTTGGTTTTATAGTTCCCTTGTCCACAACCACACCTCTCATGGAATTTGACACCGATTTCTGGTCTGAGATTCAGGATGCTCCTGGTGAGATCTTCGACATCCCTGAACTGCGGGATGATGATGAGGATGAGCAGACCTGGAATGAGTTTGTCAACAGCAATGTGACACTCTGAGCACTGGTACAGGGGGGTTGACATGCCCCCCAATCCGTTCTACATTACCTTTGTTCCTGAGACACCAACCCCATGGCAGACACACTCTCCAAGACCATCTACCGCCAACTCTTCACCGAAGATCAGTGGAATCTGATCTACAACTTCATCGGTAATGCACTCGATGATGATCTATTTGATGCGGATGATGTTTATGCCATTCGCAACAAGATTCATGCTCTCTTTGATGAGGAGGATTGATGGTAACATTGATTCTGGGTGGAGTAATTCTCTCCACCTTTTCTATCCTCTGGTATCTTGAAGACCGCGAAGGTGGTGGTCTTTATGATCCTTCATCCGTTCATCCTCCTGATAAAAAATGACACCTGACACTTATACTTTCTCTGGTGATGCTGTTACCTTCCTTGGTCTTGTTGGTGTTCTTTCGACGGGCATTATCATTCTCACTGCTTTCCGCCGCTACTACAATTCTCCTCTTCGCAAATGACTAACCGAACAGAACTTGAGTGGTTTCTGAAAGAGAAGTGTCGTGAAGATCCTGACCTTTTAGATACTATCATCAGTGAGTATGTTTGGAACATGAGTGAGAGCAAACTCACTGAACTTGAGGACTTTCTTTCTAACAACTTCGGAGACGATTGATGAACCGTTCTGAACTGCAAGATGCTCTCATTCAGCAGATGCTGGATGACATGGACCTCAAGACGATGACCCAACTCTGTTATGACTACCTCGAAGAAGGTTACGCAAAGTATTCTGACGAAGAATTAACCGAAGAGGTGAAAGAATACTACCCCGAACTGCTACAGGGGTGACGATCTGACAACTGGCACAAGGGGTCTTGATCTTCCCCAAGATCCCTGCCATACTACCTTTGTTCCTGAGACACCTCATGACCTACCAAGAACTTCTGCAACAGTTACAACAACTCACAGAAGAACAACTGAATCAAGATGTTTGCATCTGCGATTCTAAGTTTGACTGTGGTGATGATACTGACGCAGAGTATTATCAGTATGGTGTAGAGTTTGTGTTTGCAACTGAGGAATGTGATGTCCTCGATGTTGATCACCCTATCATTCGTTTCTGATGACCTACCAACAACTCCTCCAGATCATTCAGACTCTCGACAAGGATCAACTCGACAGAGAGGTTCTCGTCTATGATTCTTCTACTGATGGTTGGTATGATGACGGAACTCAACTTAAAGTAACGAGTTCTGCAATTCCTGGTCTCGTCGATTCTAATTTCCCTTATCTTCGTGTTTGATTATGAACTACCGACAACTGCTTAAAGAACTCCAGAAACTATCTGAGGTTGATCTAGACAAACTGATTCAGATTTATGACTATGAAACCGACACCATTCTAGAAGATGCTGTTCCTTCATTTGAGATTGCTAGAGTAGAAATAGAAAACTACGGAACAAATTATCCATTCATTACTATTAACTGATATAATGACCAAACAACTTCTCATTTCTCAACTTCGCAAAGGCAACAATGGGCAACGGATTCTGGAGATTCTCGATGCACTTGCTGCTGGGATGGACTCTAGTGAATCTAGTCAGGATATTCTTCCAACCCTAGACGAGATCAAGTTCTAGAAACTCGACGAGATGTGCCACTGCATCTAGTGGCACACATGATCTCGACGAGACCTGCATCATCAACTAGATTGCACACATCGAGATCGAGATCATGCAAACCGCAACAGTCACACCCATCTCCAAGAAAGCAAAGAACCGCTTTGCTAACATGATGGGGAACAATGCTCACTGTATCATTGAGCAAAGCAAAGGAAACAAGATGTTCCTTGCATCCATGAACAAACGTTACTTCTTCTGGGTCTCTCTTGACAATGACCCAGACTGGATGATACAATTCTAAGACAAGGGAGGAAGGGGTTTGCCTCCCGCTTGATGTAAAGTCACCCTGCGCGTAAGAGCACCGATAATCATAACACATAGGGGTCAAGGTGAAACTGGGGGGATGGAGTGGTGTCCATCCCCTTTTTTCTTATCATCATACAACGATAGCTTTATAGGATTGCAAAACCCATCATCCTAGCACCCATCACCACCCACCAGCACCCAGGAGATCCACCAGCACCACCCAGGAGCAGCAGGAGCACCTAGAGGGATTCCTTCTTTATGTAATGGAGAGAAGACCCATCCTTGTGACAATCAGAGCAGTGTCCCAAGAGTGGTTGTGGTGCTCGGTTCTGGTGGGGCATCATTCACTCAACGGCGCACCACTGACGCCGACTCACCAACCCCACCAAGATGAACAACGCCACTCCTTTCTTCTCTCCTATTCTTCCCCTGCATCTGACTGAGGAACAGATCAACAAACTGGATGCAGTTTGTTTAGAAGTAACCGAAAAGTTTTTCCGCAAAGATTATGCCGATCGCATCATTGATGCCCTTAAGTATTCCCGTTGTGCAAAGAAAGGTTACTACCGCACAACTCCCGACTTCCGCCACTTTATCGGAATCTACCATTGGGTTAAGTCTCACTGCAATTATGATGATTATGTTGTTTTCCGCAAGTATCTGCAAACTCTGAGTGCAGTCTATCGCTGGCATTTCGGTCATTATGATTCTGTTACCGTCTACAACTATCTGCACGAACGGGTTAAGATTGAAACTCATTGTGAGCATTGTGGTTCACTCTCTAAAACCCTGATTGATCGCCTGATTGAAGAGAACCTCTGGGCAGTGTGACAATCCGCAAGGTGTCACAGCGGGGGGAGAGATCCCCCCAACCTATCCTGTAGGATAACTGCAGTTCACCACACCACTCCGATGAACACCACTCGCGTCACCATCACCGCCATCTCTGGCAATGCCAAGACTGGTAAGATCACTACAACGCGCACCGATCGCGCCACCTGCCCAACCACCTGTCCTTTCTACAGCAGCGGATGCTACGCTACGCTGGGGCGTGAGCGGATGCAATGGGATCGCCTTAATCGTAACGAAACTGGCGTAAGTTGGGATGAGTTTGTGTCACAAATTCGCCGTATTGTTCCCAATGGTGTTCTGTGGCGCCACAATACTGCAGGCGATCTGCCACACAATGACGGAAACATTGATTACCTGAAACTCAAACAGTTAATCAATGCAAACAAAGGTAAGAAAGGTTTCACCTATTCTCACCACATTCTGAACGATCACAACATTATTTGCCTACAGAATGCCAATTCTTTAGGTTTCACTGTGAACGCATCTTGTGAGTCGGTTGATGAAGCTGATCGCGTGATGAGTGAGTATCGGATACCTGCCGTTGCAGTTGTTCACTCTGAAGAATCACGCCGATTCTTCACAACAACTAGCGGTCGCAAGGTTATCACCTGCCCTGCAGCATTGCACCCAGGTAAGGTAACCTGCGCCACCTGCGGTTTGTGTCAACAATCCGACCGTGAGTTTGTGATAGCATTCCCTGCACATGGTGCCAGCAAGCGTAAGGTTGACGCTATTGTGACGGTCTGAGCACTGTCCACCAAGGGGGGAGCGATCCCCCCACCGATCTGATAGGATAAGCACAAGCGGGACAGGAACCCGCACCACACCCAGACCGATGAACGAAACTACCCCAGTCACCGTTACCCTCACCCAAGGCGAGTGGGACACTATCAGGATCGCCGTCTTGGTTAGCAGCGGAACTGCCTATGAAAAGGGCAACTTTGGATGGCACGCAATGCTTCAGAGCGCATACAATGCCCTGAAGGAAACCACCTTCTGAACTGGCACACAGGGGGGTTGAAATGCCTCCCACCTATCCTGTAGACTTCTCTCAGTTCACACCACCGAACAATGGCAGCACTACCTTTCACCGAGCACAATCCCGATGGACGGGGAGACTTCTTCAGTAACACAATCCTGCGCCCACCGCACACCAAACTGGATGCTAATCCTTGGATCTACTATTCTTGGGACATGGAAAGGTTTACAAACCTCATGAGGATTCAAGGTAAAGAATTACCCGACTTTGTGAAGTCTAAAGTATAATTAAGGGGGGCAACTTTTGCCCCTTTTTGTATTCTTTTTTTCTTAAAAAAAGTTTGCAGGGGGCGTGGCGACCGTTTTCATCTACAGTGCTACCCCGCACCTCCTCTGATTGTCCCCATAGTCTACAGGCACCCAGCACCCATAAAACCGCAGCAGTGGACAGTGGGCCCACTGGTTCAAAGTGGTTGACTGCTGCCCCATGCTGCCTGTATTGTGATCTCAGTTCACACCACTGAACCATGTTCAACACCTTCACCGACCGCAAAGCATTCGGCGCTACCTACCAGTGGGCGATCCTGTCCCTGCTGCCCATGGATGACGGCAGCGGTTGCCTCACCCAAGACGGAATGCGACCCACCGACATCAATCAGGCTCTGGGAATGCCCAATGAGGCACGGACTGCCCTCTCCCTGGTTCTCAAGCGCATGGCGCAGCAGGGACTGATCAAGCGCCACCAACTGGGTAACCGCTGGGTTGAGTACACTCGCATCATGCCCCTACGCAAGCGTGAGCGCATCGCCCGCTGGATTCGCGGATGATACAATACGGGGGGACTCACTTCCCCCCTTTCTGACCCAACTCACAATCCTACCATGCGCCGCTTCCCTTTTATCTTCTGCCTGCTGTCGGTTCTGATCGGTCTGCGAACACTCAACGCCATGGCAACCGTTGATCCTAGCATGGATGCCGCCGCTGATCGCATCTGCCTCACCCGTCCTTCTGTCTGTGGTTTGGAATGAAACTCCTAGGATTGATCGCGCTTCTGTGGTTGCTCTGGGAACCGATCCGACCCGTCCGCACTGTGACAGCTGAGGCACTGTCCACCGCCGCTGAAATGATCCGCCGCTGACCCTGTAGACTTCTCTCAGTTCACCACACCACTCAATGAACTACCCCATCACCAACTGCCGCCAGATCGAAGAGGATCGTTCACTGGATCTTCAAGAATACATTGAACAGCATTGGGAGGAGATTCAAGAGTTCTGGAATCATGAAGATTTCCCCATTGATGATAACGGATACTGCATTCAAAAGTAACATTTAAGGGGAGCAAATACACTCCCCTTTTTTTATACTTTTTGCCACCAAAAAAAGGTTCTACCTTCATCCTAGCACGCCACCCCCACCTTAGGTCAACCCCCTGACCGATAAGGATCACTGATCGTTCAGACCCTTGGCAGGTGTCACTGATGCTGTAGGATAACTGCAGTTCACACCACACCACACCGATGAACCTCTCCACCTTCACCGCCGACATCGCATGGGTCACCCGCCTGGATGAAGAACCCGAAATCTACGCTGAGCGCGATGCGCTTTATGTGGACTTCTACAGCACCGTTGATCAGGTGAGCAAGGCAGCGCCAGACCTGGTGTGCGTCGATCTGCACGATGGTGATTCCTGGGTCGCCTGGGAGGATGCCAGCATCTCAGAGGATGCGATCGACGCCCTGCAACGGTTCCGCTGGATTGTGACAGTCGATTAAGATGCACAAGGGGGGACTGGGATCCCCCCACACTGCGCCTACAATGACCTCAGTTCACACCACACCACCGATGCGAACCTTCTCACCCGCTTCTGATCTTCAAACCCGCCAGACCGTGTGGGCACTGCTGAAGAACGGATCCCCAGTCTGTGCCAAGGGCGAACCTGGTACCCTAACCGCAGTTGAGATCGCTGGATTCTTCTTCAGGAAATACGGCGAGGATCTCAAACCGCTGGAGATCTGATACAATACAGGGGGGAGCGATCCCCCCATCACCACCATCACACCACACCATGCAAACCTTTCTCACCGCTGAAGAAATCCTGCAGTTAGTTACCACTGGCATGGTTACATTGACTGAGGATCTTATGATCAGAATGTCAGAATCTTATGAGGATTCTGAATGGTACAATGACCCTAACAATGTTATGTCAAAGCATCATTACTGAAATGGTATTCTCGGCATTCTTTATCATCATGGCGATTTTTACATTAGTGTTTGAATCTCGACGAGTATAATCTAGTCGAGATCACACATCATCATCTAGTCGAGATGCACAACATACACATCTCGACTAGATACACACAAACACACATTCACATCTAGATTCACATCATGCAACACACATCTAGTTCAATCAATTCAATTGGCTTCACAATCACCTATCAAACTCCATACAATCAATGTGAATGGCGCACACAATCTTTCACCACAAAAGAAGAAGCAGAAAGAATGATTGCATTCTATCAGTCTTGTGGTTCACCTGCTAAGTTTATCTGAGGATAATATCATGGGGAAATGGATTCACAAGGGTGGCAAATCACGCCCTGATAAAAGATTCAAGAACATTCTAACACCTAAGAAAGGTGCAGCAAAGAATAAAAGAAAGAAAAAGTAGAAAGTATAAAGTATAAAGAACTAACTCAGGATTAAGTGTAGTTTGTGAGTCAGTGGTGTGGTTTAATTCTCTACACTTAGTCCTGTCTTAGTTCTTTATACTTTGCTGATCCGTATTGCTGCTGTGGTTGATCCTGATCCTGATGATACGGATTCGGTTGATCCTGATCCTGACCCTACGGATTCGGTTGATCCTGATTCGGTTGATCCTGATTCGGTTGATCCTGATCCTGATGATCCTGATCCTGATGATCCTGATTCGGTTGATCCTGATTCGGTTGATCCTGATCCTGACGCTACGGATTCGGTTGATCCTGATTCGGTTGATCCTGATCCTGACGCTACGGATTCGGTTGATCCTGATTCGGTTGATCCTGATTCGGTTGATCCTGATCCTGATGATCCTGATTCGGTTGATCCTGATCCTGATGATCCTGATCCTGATGATCCTGATTCGGTTGATCCTGATTCGGATCAGGTCAGCGTAGATTCCAACCACACAAGCGCCCGATCCGTCAAGCGTTCGCCCATAAGCGTCGCTGATCAAACGGATCTGCTTTTTTGTATCCGTTGCTACCGTTTGCCTCTTGTGGGATCGGTGCCGCACCTTTATAGTTGCGGAGCGAACCTAGACAACTGAAGAACGGAAACGGGCGGAGCGCGTGGCAGGCGCACCGCACGCGACACGCGCCACCTATCGGGCGGGATCCTAGGGGTGTGTGCGCGCGACTGTACCGTTCTTTTATAGTTTCAAGTTTCGCCATTTAGTTCACTTTTGTCCCTTACTTTTGAGACAATGATCATCACCGATCCCCGCGCTCAGATCGCCCAACTTATCGAGGCGATTAACGAACAAAAGCAAAAGGTTGAGTATGAAACTTCCGTGCTAAAAGCACGGCAGGAGATGCTTTTAGCCCTGATGGATTCCCACGGTTTTGATAAGATCAAAACCGATAAAGGTTCCGTCACAGTGTGCAACGGAAAGCGTACAGTTGCAGTAACTGACCCCGCCCTAAAAGCGGAGATTAAACTGATCCAAGAACGCGGAGTCCGTACTGGGCGCTGTGAAGAAAGGATCGGGCAGCGTTACTGTATGATCCGCCGCTAAGTTACACTTAAGGGGTGACATTCTCACCCCTTTTCATTCACCTTTCACCCTAACTTTTCACCACAATGAAGAACTTTATCGCTGCTGCCGCTAAATTAGATTTAACGGTAGAAGACATTCTTGACATACTTGCATTAGATTTTGATGACATAGAGACCGAGAATCTATCGGTCAATGAAATACTTGAAGCGGTCAGGGATTGTGATTGCTTTGAGTCGGATTGGGCGTCAGGTTGTGACAGCGTTTCCAACTTTATCGACGCCTGAGTTACATTCAGGGGGAGACAATCCTCCCCCTTCCTTTTCACCTTTCACCCTACACTTTTCACCACCATGGCAACACTTTTCACCCGTAAGATTGAGTGGGAGAATGGCACACAGTGGGCGAACTTCCCTGAGTTAGGTTCAATCTACACGCAATCTATGCTCATCTTCGATGAGTACGAGGGCAAATACAACGTTTCTTTTAGTGTTGGCGACGGACGCAGATTGGGCGTCCTGTTTGTAGATGTAGAGTCCTACGATTGCGACGGTTACGCTCACACAATGCATTATAGTTTGGGGCAGTTCTACACAAACGAAGGTGCAATGAAGTTCGCTCAGTTTGCTTTTGAGCACTTTTGTTTAGAGTTTAACTGGAAAGTTTGTCCCTCATTTCAGTGCTTAGATTACATCGACGGCGAACCTTACACGCTCGCTGGTGATGAGGTTGTGAGCGAGATTGTCTACGGTTGATCACACTTAGGGGCAGTATTCTCTGCCCCTTTCTTTCACTTTTCACCCTACACTTTTCTGCCATGCTTTCCACTTTTGAGACCAACTTTCAGCGTCTCAGGGATGTTGAACAGTTCGCAATCGACTCTATCAACCGTGGAGGATTGCACGGCGACGGTATGATCGGAGAGGCAGAACTGCACTGCCAAGGGTATGCTGGGGAGGGCAATCCTCCCCACGACATAGTGCTAGGTTGCACGGTTAAAGTTACCAAGAACGGCAATCGTCGCCACACGTTCACACTAAACGGGCGACGGATTGCCGCCCATAAAATCACACTTCGTTTGGGAGAGTTGGGCGCCTAAGTTATGCGTTCGTGGGCGGCAGTTGTTTATACTCTGCCGCCCTAATCGCCTGCGTTCGTGCGTGTTTGGCAGTCCTAATCCGCCGCGATGGCGGATGCGGGGGGGTCATGGGGGCGTTTAAAAACAGCTAACTACCCTAACCTACAAAGTGTTACCCAAGCGTTCAAAATATAAGACTCAAAAACAAAAAAAATCGCCCATCAAAAACAAAAAAAATCGCCCATCAAAAACAAAAAATTCCTATATAAAATTGAAAAATGAAATCCCCTAGATGAAAAAAAATTCCTCAGAAAATTTTAGATCCCTACAAGTCGATCCAATAAACGGTGATTATTATGTTATAATACCAGAGTGGATTGTCAATGATTTAAATTGGTATGAAGATACCGAAATAGAATTCACAATCGATGGAAAAGAAATTATACTCTCAGAAAAAAAAGATGATTGAAACACTTTATCACATATATTTAAAAAATAAATGCATCTATCATTCATTAACTGAAGATGAATTTAATTTGACATGGAAAATGATTTCAGAGTTTCTTTCAATTACAGATGATTCAAAAAAGAATGATCTTTCTTATGAAGAAGTAGTACGTTCAAAAGAAGTCGCACTGAATTCATCTCATTGACAATTACCTATATACTTGGTATGATACTGAAGTAAAAATCATTCAATTATGGCTAAAGGATTCACTGTAAAAGCAAAGGCACCAATAGCAAGTTCAAATAGTGCTCCCGAATGGGATTACAATTTGGCAAAAGAAATGGTCAGAGGAAAATCGATTGTCTTTTGTTTACCCGGAAGAGGAGTTTCTTATACTTACCTGAAGAACTTCGTACAACTTTGTTTTGACTTAGTACAAGCAGGGGCAAGTATTCAAATCTCGCAAGACTATTCATCCATGGTAAACTTTGCAAGATGCAAATGTTTAGGAGCGAATGTACTGCGAGGACCTGATCAACTTCCCTGGGATGGTAAGTTAAATTACGATTGGCAACTTTGGATTGACTCGGATATCGTCTTTAGTAGCGAAAAATTCTGGCAATTGATTCTAATGGATAAAGACATTGCATCTGGTTGGTACTGCACAGAAGACGGTCATACAACTTCCGTAGCGCACTGGATGGAAGAAGATGACTTCCGAAGCAATGGTGGTGTCATGAATCATGAAACCATTGAAAGTATCAGTAAGCGTCGTAAACCATTTACAGTTGATTATGCTGGATTTGGTTGGTTAATGATTAAGAAGGGAGTCTTCGAGCATCCTGAAATGAAGTATCCTTGGTTCGCTCCCAAGATGCAAGTCTTTGAATCTGGAGAGGTACAAGACATGTGTGGGGAAGATGTGTCATTCTGTCTGGATGCAAAAGAGGCAGGATTTGAGATTTGGTGTGATCCTCGTATTCGCGTCGGTCACGAAAAAACAAGAGTTATTTGAGTCTATGACATATAATCACGAAAAATATAATATCTACTGCAATGGTCGCAAAATTTATTCCGATCTTTCAGAGAAAGACTATTTGGATGTGATGGAAGACCTGGCGCAGGAGTTCTATGAAAAAGGAACTCCTGCTCCTCATGAATTAAACACTGTAATTATACAAGGAGATTAAAGTCTTATGGCAACTAAAGCAAAAGGTGGATTGAGCAAGAACAATTCTTATAATCCTGGGCCTCCGAAGAAAACACGTCAAGGAGATGGTGATGGAACCAAGTATGCCGCATCTTCTCGTAATGGAGCACGTAAGAAGTATAGGGGTCAAGGTAAAGGATAATGTCTTATTTAAACCATAACCTTCCAGACTGGTCTTGTTACATTCGTAATGAATTTTTATTCAACCATAAAAAAGGTCATGGTGAAGTAACAAAATGTGATGTACATTCTGTTGCAAGTATCGAAAAAAGAGTGCCTTTGTTTGAGGCGTTTCTTGAAAATGGCGTGAATTGGACTCGGCGTCCTCTTCACGCTTTTTGCTGGAAACCTGATGCTCTGATTGAACCACTTGAAGACATTATGTATTGGGACTGTTTTTCACCATATATTGATGTACAAAAAAGATCACGTCTTTCTGGATTGCAAGCAGAATTAATTCGCCCAGATGGAAAAAAAGTTTTAGGAACTTATATGTTCACTCTAGATTGGTCATGGGAGAATAAAGGAATACCAGACTTGAACTTTTCTGAGACACCAGAGCACAAATGCGCTCACTTATTCAAAGTTGAAACTGGAAATTATTATGCATATCCAAATAATCGTATTATTTGGTATGACAATGCCTGGACATTTAACAGAATTGATAAAAATCCAGGATATGAAATTGATATGACAATATATTCTGTAGAAAACAAAAGAAAATTGGAGACTTCTGATCATTACATATATGAAATTAATAATTTAGATCAGAATAAATAATTTTTTTTGCATAATACCGAATTGGAACAGCACTCAATGGGAAGACACCTACTTTTAGAGGTGTATGATGTTGATTTTGAAGCGATTAACGATATGGAATCGCTTCAAAATACCATGATTAAAGGTATAAATCGTGCAAAAATGACTATTTTGAACGTTTTTTCTCATTGTTTTATTCCTCAAGGGTGTACAATTGTCATTGCACTTGCAGAAAGTCATGTTTCTTGTCATACATGGCCCGAAAATGGATGTCTTGCAATAGATGTTTATACTTGTGGTGAAGGAAATCCAAAAATAATTGCACTTGAACTTTTAAAATACTTAAATTCGGACAATTATACGATTAGAGAATTAAATCGTTAAATAGTGACAAGGAGATAGCAACCTCCTTTTCAAAAAAGTTCTGTTTTTACAAAAAACAGGAGCTAAAATGTCCAATTTACCAGTTGACAGAGACAAAGATTACATGTATCAGATGTGGGGAACTACTTCTCTTACATCTGATTACAATAGTTTAGATCAAAAACCCAAAGTGATTCAAGAAATTATGCACGATGATATCTCAAAAAATCAACATCACCTAAAGGAACAATCTGAACTGCACCAAAAAATTAGAAATTCTAATGATTATGATGATTGGGAATATGGTACAGAACCAAATTACGGAATTTCTTGGAAATAACCATAAATAACTGAAGAAAAAGTCCTGTTCCGATGGCAGTCAACGCAATTACAAGGATATCTAGATCATTCAAGGACATTAGTTTGTCTTTTGAACCACATCCAGTAACTAAAGATTTGCCAATTTTAAAAAATGAAAGAGCGATTATAAGATCAGTTCGTAATATTGTAGAAACAATACCAACTGAAAGATTTTTTAATCCGGATTTTGGTTCAGATGTAAGATCAAGTTTATTTGGAATTGTTGATTATGCAACGGTGTCTATTATTGAAGATCAAATTCTCATAGCGATCAATTCCTATGAACCAAGAGTTGAAAATGTTCAAGTTACAGTAGATCCAGGACTTGACAATAATGCTTTAGAAGTTACTGTAATCTTCGATATTATTGGACAGGACTTCCCAACACAAGAGTTTACTTTCATCCTAGAGGCAACGAGATAAAATGCCTTTTACCAATTATACCAACTTAGATTTTGATCAGATAAAATCTTCAATTAAAGATTATTTAAGAGCGAACAGTAACTTTACTGATTTTGACTTTGAGGGATCTAATTTTTCAGTTTTAATTGATACCTTAGCATATAATACTTATATTAATGCATTTAATTCAAATTTATCTGTTAATGAGGTATTTTTAGATTCTGCAACTCTTCGAGAAAATGTAGTATCTCTTGCAAGAAATATTGGGTATGTTCCAAGGTCTAGAAAGTCTTCAACTGCAGTAGTTTCATTCAATATTGAAACTGCAAGTGAAATTCCCACAATTACGCTTCAATCTGGATTAGTCTGTGTAGGATCTGCAGATAATAGTTCTTATATATTTTCAATACCAGAAGAAATTACCCGTACTGTATCCAATGGTGTTGCAACATTTGATAATATTCAAATTTCTCAGGGAAGATTTTTAAATTTATCGTTTACTGTAAACGGTTCTTTAGATCAAAAGTTCATAATTCCAAACCCATATGTAGACACCAGTACAATTCGAGTGTATGTAAAAGGAATTAATGACCCAGGTATAGGTAAAAAATATTCTTTAGTTGATAATATTATTACAGTAGATAGTACCTCTGAAATATTTTTGATTCAAGAGGTTAAAGATGAAAAATATGAACTTTTGTTTGGTGATGGAGTTTTTGGCAAACAACTTGAAAATGGAAGTGTAATTACTGTAAATTATATTGTAACTGATGGTAGAGATGGAAATGGTACATCAGAATTTTCATTTGCAGGATCAATCAAAAATTCAAATGGTGCTTTAATTATTCCATCAAATACAGTAACGGTAACTACAAATCAATCTTCAAAAAATGGATCAAATATAGAATCAGTTGATTCGATTCGTTATTTTGCACCAAGACTTTATTCATCTCAGTATAGAGCAGTAACTGCTGGCGATTATGAGTCTATTATAAAAAATATAATATATCCAAATGCAGAGGTTGTAAGTGTAGTTGGAGGTGAAGATTTAGATCCTCCCGAATATGGATCTATAACAATATCAATCAAACCTAAAGATGGATTATATGTTTCTCAATTTGATAAACAGTTAATTTTATCAAAATTGAAGCAATACGCAATCACTGGTATAAATCAAAAAATCACAGATATTAAAGTTCTTTATATTGAACTAGATTCATATGTTTATTATAATACTTCAAATTCTCCTGGTGTAGAAAATTTAAAAACAAAAATAGAAAATTCTTTAAACACATATTCAAATTCTTTAGATATTAACAAATTTGGTGGTCGTTTTAAATACAGTAAATTACTACAGGTTATAGATAACACCGATGTTTCAGTTACATCAAACATTACTAAAATTACAATTAGAAGAAATTTGAATGTATTATTAAACCAATTTGCAGAATATGAATTATGTTATGGAAATAAATTTCATGCAAATTCTGAAGGTGCAAATATAAAATCCACAGGATTTAAAATAGCGTCTGAAAGTGCATTTGTATATCTAACAGATATTCCAAATGAAGATAAAATTACTGGAACTCTTGCCATAATTAAGTTATCAGAAAATCCATCTCAGTCTCCAACAACAATTATAAGTTCTGCTGGGACAGTAAATTATCAAACTGGAGAAATAAGATTAAATGCAATTAATATTATTGAAACTGAACTTGCAAATAGTGTTGTTGAAATACAAGCATATCCCGAATCTAATGATGTAATAGCTCTTAAAGATTTATATCTTTCTTTAGACATTTCAAAAAGTAAAATAAATATGATTAAAGATGTAATATCTTCTGGAGAAAATACTTCTGGTGTTTTATTCATCAGAGATTATTATCAATCAAGTTACTCTAACGGAAGTTTAATTAGAAAATAATATGGTACAATCAAACTTTGAATCAAAGGTAAGAATTCAAGAAATTATTGATAATCAAATACCAGAATTTATACTAGAAGAAAATCCAAAATTTTCTGAATTTTTGAAGCAATATTACATTTCACAAGAGTATCAAGGTGCAAGTGTTGATATTGTTGAAAATTTAGTAGAGTATCTTAAATTAGATAATTTAACACCAGAAGTAATTTCAGGAAATACAACTCTTTCTCAACAAATTACCGAAACTAGTGATGTAATACTTGTTAATAGTACTTTAGGATTTCCAAATTCGTATGGATTACTCCAAATTGATGATGAAATTATAACTTATAAAGAAAGACTAGAAGATAGATTTACCGGATGTGTAAGGGGATTTAGTGGAATAGAGTCCTATGATAGTGAACTAGTCTTCAGTACCACTAATGCATCATCTCATGTAACTGGATCTAAAGTTACTAATTTAAGTGTTTTATTTTTACAAAAATTTTATGAAAAAATAAAGTTTACATTTTTACCAGGTTTAGAAAAAGTAGACCTATATGAATATTTAAATGTAAACAATTTCATCAAAAATTCAAAGTCTTTTTATCAGACAAAAGGAAGTAAAGAATCATTTAGGATTTTATTTAATGCTTTATATGGAATAGAACCATCCATAATTGATTTAGAAGCATTTTTATTCAAATCTTCTGCGGCAGATTACAAAAGAAGAAAAGAATTATTATTTGAAAATCTATCTCCTGATAAAGATCCTCTATTATTAACTGGATATCAAATAATAAAAAATAATAATCCCAATGTATTTGGTTCTGTATCTGAAGCAGAAATATTTACTAGAAATAATAAAACATATTACAGATTTTATATATTTCTAGGAAATGATGATTCAAATACTGAAAGTAATGGGCAATTTTTAGTTACACCTTCTTCTAAAATTGTAGAAAAAATAACATCAACAGATAATTTAAATGTTATTACAGTAGATTCAACAATTGGATTTGAAGATTCTGGAAGTATATTCTGTGATGGAATTGAAATTTTTTATACAGACAAGAGTATTAATCAATTTTTTGGATGTTACACAAAAAATAAAGATTATATTGATGCTGACATAGAAAAAACATCTCTTGTATACTCTAATGATACTTATTTTGGATATGAAAATGGTGATAAAGATAAAAGAATTAATCTTCGCCTTTTAGGAAATATTGTAAATATTGAAATTAAAAACCCAGAAGAATCTGATTATATTTTTTACGAAAAAGATAAAATATATTCTAAGAATCTGGGAGATTTAATTAAAAATCCACCAGCAAATAAAACTAATTTGCAGAAAATTGCAAATACTTTTATTTACAATACTAGTTCCAGATATGAACTTAGTGAATTTAACACAAATTCTAGAGTAGCATTCACTTTAAGTGAGATTGATAACTCATCGCTTAAAAAAGGTGACTATGTAGAATTTTTAGAAAGAAACACAGAAATATTAGTAAATTCTTTAGTCAATGTAGAAGTAACCTCTATAAACAAAACCACTGGTGAAATACAATTTAGGTCAAACTTAAGTTCGCTAAATCCTTTAAAAAAATATGATATCAGAAGAAAATTAAAAACTTCTTCAAGTTCAATAATTCCTTTACAACATAATAATATTACATGTGATGTAATTAATACATATTCTGAAGATGGTAAAAATTTATACGTTGCTTCAAATTCTTTACCTTCATATACAATAACTAAAGACTTATTTTCTTATAATGCATCTTCATTAGTTAATTTTGATACTACTGAAGAAAAATATACTTCAATAAGATTTAATAGTGAAGTATCCTTTTTAAGTGGAGACAGAGTATATTACTCATATTCAAATTCTCCCATAGTAGGTCTTTCGGAGGGACTATATTATATTATAGTATCTTCTAATAAAAAAGAGATAAAATTATTTCTTTCAAAATCATTTATTTCTATAGATAAATTTGTTTATTTGACAAGTATTCCTAGTGGAACACACAATTTTACTTTATCATCGCAGAAGACTGAAAATGGTAAAATATTCCCACAAAAAATATTTAAAAAAATAGAATCTAATGTTGACACATTTTATGATGGAAAAGATCCTATTGGAACAGAAACTATTGGTATTCTTGCAAATGGTGTAGAAATTTTTAGTCCAAAATCCAATGATAAAATTTATTATGGACCTTTGGAATCTGTTCAAGTTATAAACCCTGGAGAAAAATATGATGTAGTTAATCCACCAGTATTGCAATTATCTAGTGGAAATGCAAAGTTACAACCAGTTGTTCAAGGATCTATCGAAAAAATACACATAGATCCTCAAGAATTTAATATTGAAAAACCAATAATTGTAAAAGTTTCTGGTGGTAATGGAAAGAATGTAATTCTTTCCCCAGTAACTAATCTAAAAAATAGACAAGTATTTTTTGATGCTAGAACAATAGAAGAAGGAGGTGGATTAAGTATAACATCAGAAACTATTACTTTCTTAACCGATCATGATTTTATTGACGGTCAAAAAGTAATTTATGATATTAATAATATTAATAATAGCAAAATAGGAATAGGTACATTTCAAGGGTCTGACATTAATAGTGGTAGGTATTTAACAAATAATTCATCATTTTATGCGAAAGTAGTTAATTCTAAGACAATTAAAATTCACCCAACTTATAATGATTATGTATCAGGAATAAACACGGTTGGTTTTACAACAGTTGGAAATTTTGGTATTCATAAATTTAAAACTGAAGCTAAAGAAGTTTTAGATTCAGTTAAGATTATAAATGGTGGAGAAGGATTTACAAATAGAAAATTAATTGTAAAACCGACTGGTATATCAACATATAACCATACAATTAGTTTTACTGATCACGGATTTTTAAGTGGTGAATTAATAACATATGATTTTGAAACAACTCAGATTTCTGGTTTGTCTACTTCAAATCAATATTATGTCTTAAAAGTAGATGAAAATTCATTTAGAGTTTGTAATGCTGGAGTAGGTGGAACAGATAACCACAATTACTTGCGTAATAATTACGTTAAATTCTCATCTACAGGACTTGGTTATCAATATTTTAATTATCCAAATATATCTGTAGATGTTACATACACTTTAGCAGATGGTCAAACAGTTAAATCAATTACGGCAACACCTGTAGTCAAAGGATCAATAATTCAAACATATCTTTATGAAAAAGGATCCAATTATGGATCAAATATATTGAACTTAGAAAATGTACCTGATGTAAAAATATTGAGTGGTAAATCTGCACAACTAACACCTGTAATTTCTGAAGGAAAAATAGTAAATGTGTTAGTTTCTTATTATGGTTCGGAATATTATTCAGTACCAGACATAGTTGTTGAAAGTAAAAGTGGATCTGGAGCATTATTTAGAGCTAACATTAATAAAACAAATGGTAGATTAGTATCTGTAACTGTTTTAAATGAGGGATATAATTATAATTTAGATGATACTACTTTAAAGGTGGTTACTACTGGAAAAAATGCAGTGTTTTTTCCCAAAATCAGACCATTAACTTTAGACAATTGTTACAAGTATGGTGTACAATATCAAAATTATAGAAACCAATCATATGAATTTTTATATCGGACAAAAAATAATACTCTTCAGTATGTAATAACTGGATATTCTGATTTGTTAAAGTCTTTGTTTGATGAATCTAGTAATAGTCATTCACCAATCATAGGATTTTCTTATGATGGTATTCCAATTTATGGTCCATTCGGTTTCTCAGATCCGGAGAATTCTGCATCTCGAATAAAACTTATGGAGTCTGGTTATTCCTTAGTAGAAGTTGAAAATAGAGTTAGTACAACAGATTTTCCTTTAGGTTATTTTATTGATGATTATGAATTTACAAATTCTGGAGATCTAGATGAATATAATGGAAGATTTTGCAAAACTCCAGAATATCCAAATGGAGTTTATGCATATTTTGCAACTACTACATTAAATTCAGAAAATGAATATAATGGAGTATTTCCTTATTTTGTTGGCAAATATTATAGATCAAAAATAATATCAGAAAACATAAATCCAAATTTCAATCAAAAATTTGATTTTAATGCTTCAAATTTATTAAGAAATACATTACCTTATAAATCTGGACAGAAACATGGTAGAAATGATTTTATTCCAAATTATTTTGGTCAAGTATGTGAAGTAGATTCTGTAGTTTCTGGTGATATTGAGAAAATAACAATATCGGATAGAGGAGATAATTATAAAGTAGGAGATTTACTGCGATTTAATAACAATGGTACGTCCGGATACGGATTAGAATGTTCCATAGAATCCATAGATGGTAAAAAAATAGACAGTATAACATCAATCTCAAAAATATATGAAAATTCAAAACTTTATTCAAATTCAAACAATGAATTTTATGTAAAATATCTGCCAAATTATGATGTTACTAACAATTCTAGAATATCTGTAACTGGATTAACATCAACATTTTCAAATTTAAATGGTCAACATAATGTTTCTTTAGAAGAATTTACTACTAGATTAGACAGTCCTATTACATATGGTGCTACAGGTATAGTAACTGATATATATTTGCAGAATTTTCCAAAAAGGGTCTCTATTGGAAGTTCTATTAAAATATCTGGTGAATATGATCAGTATTTTACAATATTGAATTATTTTAATGATTTATCAATTTTAAGAGTAGAAAGAACATCATCTGCTGGATTAAGTACCACCAATTCTATCGTTTCATTTTTGCCAGATGTATTAAAAATACGAGCAAAATCTGTTACTCAAACTCAGGTAGAAAATTATCTAAGATACTTTAATCCTACCAATTCAATAGGTGTTGGTACTTTGTCCGGAACTTTTGTCAATAAATCTTTTTATAATGGTTCCGAGTTGATTTCTATTGCAATACCAACTCAATCGATATATATACCAAATCATGGATTTCAAACAAATCAAAAAGTTATATTGAAAAGGCCCACTGGAACCACAGCAATTCAAGTTAGCAATGATGGAAATGTCTCATTTCAAATTTTATCAGGGGCAGAAACAGAAAAAGAATTATTTGTAATAAACAAATCTAAAGATTATATTGGAATAGTTACTTCTGTTGGATTAACATCTACCACTAATG